TTTAAACAATAATTTCCAATCATGAGAATGAGCATTTATACCGATTGCACATGGACCCTGAAGTTTCATATCCCGCATATAAGAGAAAAAGGCACCGCAGTAGCGCTTAATGAGTATATTTAAGTCTACTGGACCTGCAAGAAATAAGCGTGTTTTACCAGCCATTACTTTTGCTTTATCCCGTAATTCGTCTTTAAGCATACGTGCATAAACAAATTCAACTTGTTTACCAATACGCAATTCTGATTCTAGATCTCGCAATTTTTGATGGAATGCTTCGTCTATCACATATTTTGTATCAGCAAACTTAATCAAATTAACTTTACCTTTAACTTTATCTACGTTATAAGGCCATCCTGGTGATGTACCTAAACAAATGGAAGTTACGTTGGTCCCTGGTATACCTTCAACACATTGTTGAAAAGAAAGCAATCCCATTGTTTTTGCTTTCGTACTATCAGGGTATGAACGATGTAGGTTATACAACACTCTTTTAGTATTAAAGGGAGCTTCAGGAATCCATGTATTTCGTAATTTCTGTATGGCTTTCTGGTAAGGATCAACTAATTCACCCTCTTCATTGTAGAATGGACGTAACTTAGCTGGCAACCATCTATGAGGAAACCACAAATCAAAACACAGGCCGCGTTTAATTTTAGACTTTGTTGGATAATGTGATGCCATATTTTGTGGCACTGAACGAACAAAATCGAAACGGGAGCATTCAGTAGTTAATACCTCATTTCTTTTATTAAACCTTTCTGTGTAATAAGTTATCATTTCTTGGGTAAGAGGTAGGCCTGCTGAGTAACCACTATCCATAGCTTGAACTGAATGCATAGCTACTAAGCGAACATTGTTATTAATGTCTTGTGCTACAACTGGACCTCCTGATAATCCCATATAAGTTTTATTGGTATAACGCACTGAACGACCCATAATAAAATTATCTCCACTATCTTCATAAAAAAGAGGACTCATCGATTCAATATAATTGACTCCTACTATCTCTACCTCATTGACTGCTTTCCGACCAGCAACAAATAAAGGGTTACCACTATGTAGTTCTGGGTAATCTTTCTCTGAGGGTATATATTTCAACAGTGATATAGGGAGATTGAATGCTTCTTTAATACGGAAGATAAAACAGTCGGTCAAATGTCCATTAGCAAATTGTACTTCAGGATTAACCAATTCAATATCGATAGAGTTAGTTTGTATGCGCAAAACAGCATTAACTCCAGGTATTGA